GATGCTGCAAATGCGTTTATGGATTTAATTTAACAAAAAGGACTTGAACTATGGCACAACCAACAGGTGTGACTGTCACGTTTTCCTCAGTAGGATTACGTGAAGACTTAGAGAATGTTATCTATGACATTTCTCCAACTGAAACTCCATTTATGTCTATGGGTGGTCGCTCAGACGCGATTGCCGTAAACCACGAATGGCAAACTGACTCACTTGCTGCTGCTGGTGACAACTTCAACGAGGAGGGATCAACTCTCACCGCTGCTGAAGCTGCTGCTACAACGCGAGTTGGAAACATATGTCAGATTTCTTTGAAAACAAGCTTGATTTCTGGAACTCTTGATGCTGTTTCTAAAGCAGGACGTAAGCAAGAATTAGCTTACCAAATGTCTAAACGAGCTAAAGAGCTAAAGCGAGACATGGAACGTGCTCTCGTTGGTGTTAATATTGCTAAAATACCAATGGCAGGTGATGGCACTGTGCGTAAACTAGGTAGTCTTCCTACTTGGGTTAACACAAACATCAGTAAAGCTGGTAACGGTGCTAACGGTGCTGGAGCAGGTGCTGCTGCACGTACAGACGGTACTCAACGTGCATTTACTGAAGCTCTGTTGAAAGCTGCTATTGTAACAGCTTACGACAGTGGTGCAGACATAAAGTACCTAATGATGGCTCCTAGCCAAAAGCAAACCTTCTCCAGCTTTGTTGGTGTAGGTGGTGCAAGTGGAGTATCTAACTTTACGGACACTGCTGATCAACGTATCATTGGTGGTATGGACATCTACGTCAGTGACTTTGGTGAAATGGCTGTTGTTCCTAACCGCTTTCAGCGTTCTAGGGATGTATGGTTACTTGACCCTGAGTTCTACGGTGTAGCTTACCTACGTCCGTTTGAGCAACGTGAAGTAGCAAGTACTTCTGATGGTGAGCAAAGAGCTATCATCTGTGAGTACACACTCGTTTGTAAAAACGAAGCTGCTCTAGGTGCAGTATACGACTTATCGTAAACTATAGGTGTAAGGTGGGGGAGCAATCCCCTGCCTTTACTTTATGAGGTACAAATGAACGATCCAATTAAAACACAATTTAAATATGACGAAGCTGAGGATAAAGTCTTACTTACAAATAGTCAAGACATAGAGCCTTTACTTAAACTAAATAAAAAAGAATTTAACGGGGATGCACAGTTTGGTTCTCCCGGTAAAGATATGCGTAAAGTTGCAAGCATACCTTTAATCATAATAGAAAAGTGGAAGCGTGAATTAGGTGTAGACGTGATGAACAAAGACCATATGCCTAAAGTTAAAAAGCTTCTGAATGACCCTGAATGGCGTTATCTTAGGACACACGAAAGTAATCTATAATGGCATTATCCACTTACTCTGAGCTACAGACAAGTATTGCAAATTATCTGAACAGGAGTGATCTGACAGATAATATACCTGACTTTATCACCTTAACTGAAGGTAAGTTAAACAGAGATTTACTTATCAGAGCAAGTGTAGTACGAGCAGAAACAACTACAACTTCTGGTACAGCTTTTTACAACCTTCCTAGTGACATCATAGAGTTAAAAAACATCACCAGAGATACCACTAATGCAAGTTTTGCACTGTCCTATTTATCACTAGAATCTGCTTCTAGAGAGTACGGTGGTGTGTCTTCTGGGTTCCCAAGAGCTTACTCAAGTGTAGGTGACACTATTAAGTTATTACCTACACCTGATGCAGCGTATACAATAGGAATTAACTATTATCAAAAGTTAGTTGCTTTATCAGATTCTAACACAAGTAATATTATTTTACAAAACTACCCTGATTTATATCTGTTTGGTAGTTGTTTTGAAGGGGCTTTGTTTTTAAACGACACGGAACAATCTCAAAGGTTCGGTGGAATTTACGCTAAAGTACTACAAGACGTAATGCTCTTAGAAGACAGGGCCGAGTACAGTGGAACCGTATTAACTATGCAAGGTACATAATGGCTGATACTAACTGGGTTATAGAAAAGTTTAATCTGATACAAGAATCAGGTGGTAACATCCAGACTGAAGACGGTATAGATATAGCTTTACAAGAATTTAACAATACTATCTGGACAATAGATACGGATACTGGCAGTGGTTAAAGAAATATTTGACATAAGTGGGTTACAGACGGGCTTTACGTTTAACTCTGACCTATCTCCTTACGATATGCCAGCTAATATGTTTTCGTCTGTGGAAAATATTCGTTTTAACGACAAGCAAGCAGGAAGTATAGAAGGTCATATAGCAGCTTTAGGTAACCCTACAGTTGCTCCCTATTGGACTACAAGTTGGAGACAATCTTCTACTAACCTTTGGATATACGGAGGATTAACTGCTTTACATAAGATTACAGGAACTACTCACGCAGATGTCACGAGATCAAGTGGAGCCTATACAACTTTGGCAGACACCGGGAAAAATTGGCAAGGGGATGCTCTTGGCGGTGTTCTTGTTGTTAATAATGGTATAGACGTACCTCAAAGTTATCTTCAAAGTGGTTCTAGGTTTGTTGACCTAGCTCATTGGCCTAGTACTCTTAGGTGTCAAGTTATCGTACCATTTAGAAACCACCTGATAGCTCTGAACTTAACTGACAATGGAACAGAACTACCATACTCTATACGTTGGAGTGATGCTATCCCTGAAGGAGCTTCTAACAACGGTTCTACAACATGGACAACTGCAAGCACAGCATCAGAGTCTAGCCAAATAACTGTGGGTGGTACTAAAGGTCACTTGTTAAACGCAATACCTCTAGGTAATGACTTAATGGTATACAAGGAAGACAGTATCTACTCACTGACATTCACAGGTGGTACATTTACTTTTGCCTTGAGAGAAAGATTTAAAGACATAGGTTTATTCGCCAGAGATGCAGTTGTACAAATAAGTAACAACGAGCACGTCCTTGTGTCTACCAACGATGTTGTTATGCACAACGGTAGTACTCTAAAAAGTGTCATAGACGATCAGGTGCGTACTTATCTATTTAGCCAGATTGATTCTGCGTCTGCTTCTAAGACTTTTCTTGTACATAATAAAGTTAGAAATGAAGTATGGATATGTTATCCTAAAACAAACGCTACAAACGGTTTTCCTGATGAAGCTTTAATCTGGAACTATCGTGATAACACATGGTCTATACGTGCTCTACCGGGTGTTAACTATATAGCCAGAGGTATTGTCAACCCTGATTTAGCTAACACATGGACAGCTACAAGCACCACTTGGGCTGCTGATACTCTTACTTGGGCGCAACAGCCTTACAACCCTACAATCGACTCACTATTGATGTGTGGTACAAATGATACTAAACTTTATCTTGCAGACTCAGGAATTACATTTGATGGTACTGCTATTACTTCTCGCATGGAACGAGTAGGACTACACGCAGGTAATCCTAGTGCAGTCAAAAGTATTACCAAAGTGTTTCCAAGAATAGAAGGTACTGGTACAGTTAACATAAGCGTGGGAGCAGAGTTACAAGCTAACCAAGGTGTATCTTATTCTGACCCTGTTTCTTTTACCATAGGTACTGATAGTGAAATAGACTGTAGAGTACGTGGTAGATACTTAGCTTTGAAGTTTGAAAACACCACAGGTAATCAGTTTAATATGTCAGGTTACGCTGTAGAATCAGAAGCGGTATCGGATAGATAATGGCTAAAGAATTTTTAAGGTTTGCTCCTGAGTTACCTACTGCTGATGCAGAAGATTTACCCAGTGTTTTGACAAACAATTTGTTTGCAATACAGGGTATTTTAGACTCAGTACAAGATGGTCATTTAGATGTAGTGTTCGCAGAACCAGATAAACCAAGTCAAGGTGATATAAGATATGCAGATGGAACAGTATGGAATCCCGGATCAGGAGAAGGTATTTACTTTTTCAATTCCAGCGGAGCGTGGGTTAAGTTATAAAAAAGTCAATAGAGAATACAAGAATAAATTTCTAGTCCTAAGTGAGTGTTGGGATTTTATAGACAAGTCTGTAGCCAAAGGCGATAGAGAGCTAGTAGACACAGAAGATATAGTCAAGCGTGTCTTAAATAACATCTCTGATCTCTGGATTTCTGTTAAAGACGGTGATGTAGTCGGAGCTTTTGTTGTAGGAGTTATCGCGTATCCTAAAGCAGATGTAATAAATTTTGAGGCAATTAGCGGTAAGTTTAATTTTAAGTATGCTTTACCTAAAGTAGAGGATCACTACATAAGTTTAGGTTACAAGCATTTTCAAATGATAGGGAGAAAAGGATGGCAAAAAGTTATGTCATCTCAAGGTTACATCCCTAAGAGTACAACAATTTTTAAAAAGGTGTAGTTATGGGAAGTGTCTTTAAATCTAAACCAACGGTGGTACAAGTACCTAGCTCTCAAAGAGTTGCAGGTTCTAGTGAGGTTAAACCTTACGCAGAGGTAGAACCGTTTATAAAAAACTATCTACCTACGTTGGAATCAGTGTTTACAGAAGACCCTGCGCTATACACAGGTGCTCTTACACCCGGTCAATCGACTCAGACACAACAAGCTTTGTCGGGCTTTGGTACACTTGCTAACCAAATAGGTACAAGCACTGCTGAAGGTGGTATGGGTTTACCACAAAGTCTCCAACAAGCTTACCAACAAAGGTTTACAACTGCTACACAAGACCCTTTAGCTGACCCACTGTACCAAGCACAAATAGGAACAATAGCAGATCAAGCTAGAGCAATGACAGAGCGTGACAAACGTCTTGCTCAAGAACAAGCTATTAATGCTGGACAATTTGGTGTGGGTTCTACTGCACTAGGTGAGCTACAGGAGCTACAAAGACAGAAGAGAGAAGAATCTACACGTTCTGGTTTAGTTGGGGCTTTACAAGGTGCAGAGCAACGTCAAACACAAGCACTAAGTGATTTACCTGCTTATGCACAAGGTGTTGCACAAACCTCAGCGTTGCCTTTTCAAATACAGGAATCTATAGGTAAAGCTCAAGAAGGGTACACACAAGCTCAACAAGCAGATGCAGCTAGACTAGCTCAACAAGAGCAAGAAGCTGTTAGAAAACAAGCAATCAACTATGCAAACATCTTAGGTAGTCTTGCTGGTCTTGGTACAAGCACCGCTTACCAAAGTTCTGCACAAGGTCTAGGTGGTCAAGCATTTGCTACTCCTAGTGTTGCTTCTCAAGTTGCTGGTGGACTAGGATTGCTAAGGGGATAATTATGGGAACTACATTTGATAACACTATTGGAAAAATTGGTGATTCTATATCAGAAAGTTTAAGCTCCACAGCAACTGATATTTTTGAAACAGAAGATTACAAAAATGACCTTGAAGATTATGTAAATGATATTGAAATGGCTGGTGGTGATTTTACACCAGAGATGGAAGAATCTTTTAAAAGAAAATACTACAAGGATAATATTTCTAAAACTACTAAGAAAGCTCAAATGCTTGCAGCTTCACCCCCTTCTGGAAAACAACAAGCAACTAGACAATTTGCTACTAAAGCACCTACAGTACAATCTGGTCGCTCTAACTTTAGAAATATTGATCCAAGATCGTACAATCAAGTACAAAGAGGGGTAGACGTAGCTTCTTTAGAGGGTCTGTTAAATCAATCTAACGCTAATATTATGTCAGGTAAAGCTAAACAAGGTGTATACAGTAGAATATTTGGAAGTAGGGGATTATTATAATGGCTGATGTTTTTCCAAGAATATATGACACAAGCTTTACAGACTTTTTTAAAGGACTTAGGGATGACGCAAGACGAAGAGCAGTAGAAAGACAGGGTAATATAGTTTCACCTACTACTGGTGATATTAGAAACCAAAATAAACGTATTCCACCTTTACCACCTGCACAAAATGTACCTTTTGCTGATAAAGCTCAACAGATAGCTGCACAAGCTATGATGAATACACCGGGATTAATTGATCAAGGTGCTGGTGTACCGGGACAAGACTACAATAGACCAGCATCCTTTGGTGAAGAAGCTATAAACAAAGGAGCACAGGCAGGGTTACTTACCAGTAATATTGATAATGTAAAAAATATTTTTGATCGTGTACTTGACAGAGGTGTGCAATCACTTGGACAACCTGCACAGTTTGGTGGTAACTTTGTCACAGAACAAGCCAGAGGTGAGTTAGCTCTACAGGCTAATGAAGCAGCAACAGCTAAAGCACAACAAGAAGCAGCGTTAAAAGCTGCTGAAATAGAAGGAAAGAACGCTCCTAAACAGGGGAAGTTAACTTCTGAAGTAAGTAATTTATATAGTAAATTTCAAGGAGCATCTCGTAGAATAGATTCTGCTAATAAAATTAAACAGATACTTACTAAAAGTGCAGCTACAGGTGGAGCAGGTGCAATTAAAAACGGTATAGTAAACTTAGCATCAGCTTTTAATATTAATTTAGGTAAAACTGCTGGACAAGATGTTGATTTTTTACTTGCTAAGTTAAAAAGACAGATGATTGCTTCTAGAATTTTTGGTAGAGAAACAAATAAACAAGAGCAGGAGCTTATAGATAAGTTACTACCAACTACAGGTGTTTTTACCAACATTGGTACTATAATGGAATCAGTAGATTCTGAAATACGTTCTGCTGAAAAAGATGCTCAAGATGCTTCAGGTGTATTAAGAAACTTTGGTTATACCTTACCATCTCAGTTTAAAAAACAAAGCTTCAATTATATTCAAGATTAGGAAATAATATGGGTAAAGTAGTATTTGACGATGGTACTGAAATACAAAATGTACCTAATGGTCTAGAGCAAGGTGAGTTAGAAAACTTACTAGCACAGAAGTTTCCTAACAAAATGCTAGAAATGGGTATAGGGTACGACATAGAACGTGAGTATAATATTAGGGACGGTGTACCAGATTTAGAAGCTCGTTTTGATAATGCTTTAGCTAGGGGAAACCCTGATGAAATAGCAGCAGAGTTTAATGAAAGATTTGGTAAGGGTAACTGGGGTGTCACTGAGTGGGGTAATCAACCTTATGTAACACCCGAAGGTCTTAGAGCTATTGGTGTAGAGCCTAAAGACGAAAGAAATGTCTTACTAGACGGTACAAGCACAGATAGGTATGACTTTGGAGCAGACATTGTACCAGAGTTAGCTATAGGTGCAGGTGCTGTAATAGGTGAACTTGTAACACTTCCTACTCCAATCAAAGGTCTGGGGGGAAGAGCAGGTGCAGGTATAGCAAGTGGTATGTTATCAGCTTTAACAGGACGTGGTCTTTTAGCACGTTCAGTAAGGTCAGGTATAGGCGGTGGAGCAGGTAGTGCAGGTGTAGAAGGTTTACAAGCTTTTACAGGTACACAAAAAGATTCGTTTTTAGATGTTCTTCAAAGTGCAGGTACAGAAGGAGCAATTATAGGAGTAGGTAGTCTTTTACTAGGAGCACCGTTTGCTCTAGGTGGTGCTGTAAAAGGTTCTGCAAAAAACATAGCTGATAGGGTTAAACAAGTTGCTGACGAACTTCCTGCTAAAGAAAGAGGTGTAAATACCGTAACTTTAGATCAATTTAAACAAGCACAGCAAAGGTTTTCTCAAACTCTTGGAGAAGATGACGCAATTTTACTTAGTCTTAAAACGCTAACTAGTGACAAAAAAGGTGGTGTCTCTTCTTTGTTTTTTAGTAAACTAGAGGGGCAAGGTTTTAAAGTTGCTGGTGATAAATATATAGAGAAAATGACTTTTGCTTTAGATAAATATAAAGCTATAATGGATCAATCTATAAAATTAGGTGATAACGCTGTTACCATAGCAAGTAAGTTAAAAGCTAACTTGAGTAAAAAAGAAAGAGACTTGCTAGTCAACACTGTTAAAAATATGGGTAAGATAAACGACTCTGCTTTAGGTAAACTTAGCGCAAGTGCTGTTACTGTACGTGGTCTTAAAGATACTGCTGGTAAAAAACTACAATCTATGTACACTCAAGGTATGAAATTATTTGCTGGTGAAAAGTACTACGGTTCGTCTATAATATCAAATGCTAAAGCAAAAACAATTACTCCTACAAGGACAGCTAATTTTATGAACCGTTTGTCTAAAGATTCTGATATGCTATCTCCTGCTTTGGTCTACCAAGCTTTACCTTCAAGATTAAAAAATAAAGTTAAATTTGACAGGGATACAGACACCTTTAAACCTTTGGAATCTAACAAACCGGGTTTTAAGCAGGTAACAGCAGGTGATTTATTTGAGTTTGATAAACTTGTAAGAAACCAAGCTTACAAAGTAGGTAAAACCAGTAACCAAGGTAAAGCAGAAAATCTTGAATTATCCGGTGCTATTGTTAACGAACTAGGAAGAATGAAAGACATTGGTACTGCTCCTCTTAAACAGTATAAATTTGCTAACACAGAGTTTTCTAAATTTGCCAATATCTACAGAGGAAAGAACGGGTTGTTTAATCAAATAGAAAAAGCTCGTAGCACCACTTCTCAAAAATATTTAGATGATTTTGTAAAAGGTACTGAAGGTGCAGAACTTACAACTTTGTTACAAAAAGTAGATGAAGCTTTTGGCCCTAAGTTTAAAGCAAGCGAAGAAGCTATGCTAAAAGGTTTACAGTCCAGAGAAGAACTTATAGGATCAATAGGTGTAAACTACATCAGAGAAAACAATGTTGACTTAGCTAGGGCAGTAGCTCAAGGTGCAGATCAAGCTAAATCAGTGGCTAAAGCTACTTTGAAAAAAATTGAAGGCGTAGAAAATACCATACAAAAACAATTTAAAAGTAAAAAAGCAGGTCAAAAAGCTCTTGACGATATATTTAAGTTACAGTCTTTAACTGATTATAAAAAAGTACTAAGAGACATTGCAGACGGTACACCTGAGCAATTTGCAAAAGCAAGTCGTAAAGCTCAGTCAATACCTAATTTTAAACAAGCACAAGAATTTGTAGATGCAATGAGTAAAACTGTTACTCGCTTAGGAACTGATGATCTAAGTGGTGCAGTGTCGATGTTACAAGGTTTAAAACAACTAGACCCAGACTCTGCTAAGTTTGCACAAGACTTAATGTTCACAGAGTACTGGGGAACTTTAATCACTGCTTCTGGTAAGAATGATGCTGCCAGAGCACTTACATATAAAAACTGGGCTGATAGTTGGGCTAATGCTAAACTTAAACCTAATGGAAATAGTAACCTTAAAGAGTTGTTTGGTGAGACATATAAAGGTCTTGATGACTTAGCTCTAACTATGAAGGGTGCTTTAGACATAGACCCTGTTTCTGGTGCTTTGTCTATCGCTGAGATTGTACCGGGATTTATGAGGAGAATCTTAGCCCGTGATCCTAAAGGTGCTCTAAAGCCTTTGTCTTTTATGTACATGACAAAACAATTTGCACCCGGATCAAAGAACTGGACAAATATAAATAAACAACTTACTAAAGGTGATAATGTAGACGATTTGTACAAGAGTAATAGTAAAGTTGCTGGTGCAAAAGCTAAAATTAATAAAATGTACGATGGAGCACAACAGTATTCAAATAAGTTACTAGCAGGTAGAAACGGGTTATGGGCAGCATCTGTAGCAGACTATATGGAAGAAGCTAATCAAATCTTTCCTATGGAAGATGAAGTAGATGTACAACCTGTAAAAGCGTATAACCAAGCACCTGTACAACCTGAACCACCTGTACAAGATAAAGAAATGATGAAACGACAGATAGGTCAGAATGTAATGAACCTAATGCAGACTGCTCAGGCAATGTCCACAACTACCGCTGAACCTACACTTGGCCCTAGTGGTCTAGCAGAGGGTAAAGCGATAGCCGAAGGAGTAGCATAATGGATTTATTTAGTTTCATAGGAGATACTCTAAGATCAATACCTACTAATGATACTGCTAAGATGGAACAGATGATAGATTTAGCAGAGGACAAAGCTAAAAAAGGTGCTATGGGTGCTATGGGACTTACTCTAGGTCAGGACAGAGTAGATGACATAACAGGATTAGCAGAACAGGGTAATCAAATGGTAGCTGACTTACCCGGTCAAATGCCTGAAGGTATGAGCATACAGCCTAAAATAAATGGTGTAAAAATGGGATACGAAACTGGTCTTGGGGGAGGTCTGTTAAGTGGAGATATTGATTATCGTACAAATGCTCCTACACGGATGCAAGCTGAGTTTACAGCACCTAATCCAATGGGTATACAAAATAGCCAAATGTCTTTGCAAGGTTCCACAACTACTGCTAATGGCGTACCTAATAGCTTTGATAACCTTATGGGCAACGCACAGTTTCAGTTTAAATTTACAAAGAGATT